CAAGATTGCTCATGAACTGGGGAGCCTGTTAAGGCTGATTCGAGCGACCTCATCCGCGAGATCAACATATTGGTTTCCATGAGAGAAATTGTCACGGAGAACACAACCGCAGACCATACACAGAGGAGGAACAGCCCTAAAACGGTCAGAGTTGAGTACGATAGGTACATCACACTTACACCGAATCTCAGACGCTTTGAGAAAATTATAAGTCCACCAGAGGCGACCTACAATACCTCCCTCCTGCGAATCCCGTTCAGCAATCAGCTGCTGCTCAGTCCTTTCCTTCAAAGAAGTAGGGCTGCTGCAGGGGCTGCGTACTTGGCAGCACTGCCAAGCAAGCTGGCCCCCATGCCACTTGCATGGAGCAGCGTCTTGTACGCGTTCGCACCCAACCTCTTGTAGGTGTCCCAATTGTCAATCACATGCTTCGCAATCGCCTGAGTGCTGTTCTTGCCCTGATTCTTTCGGACATGATCCAGCATCTTCGGGTGACCAGCGAGACCTGCAAAAGCAATGGAATCCCCAGAGGACGGTGTCACCGAGTTCGTCGGCACTACAACATTCGTCGTCGTGAACTCATACAAGTGGCGCGTCTCGACTTCCAAAACAGCCACAGACGCACCGCCTCCCTCAATAGCAATATTGATGGAAGGCATGACGATGCCATCAGCAATACGGGTGACACGGTTGAACAAAAGCGGAGAATACTCCGTCGTATTTGCATCACCGACAGCCGTACGCGATGCACCGCCAGGAAGCCAAGAAAAGCTCTTTTCGCCATCAGCGAAAATCTCAGCAACAGTGCCGTTGGTACACAACGGCACACCCTGCAGGATAGCCACGCTAATCAGCGGGATGTTGTCCTGCGGGGGAAGCGGAGCGACAGCAATCATACCTGACATCACCGTCAAATTTGCGACCGCTCGCAGCGTGACTTGCAACGCTACGCAGCGGACACCAGTGTACGATGACAGCATGTTTCCATACTGCTGCACAGCACGCCCTTCTCCACCAACAATAGGAGCTTGGCCCCAAGTGGAGGTTCCACTCTGCACATTCATGCAAGAGCGGGGAGTCGGGTAAAACTGCGCAGTGAATGCACCACCGGCGGTTGTCGTACAAACACCAGTGTTGCGCAGGCAGATGATGCCTGTGGGGAACTCAGTCGTAATGTCGGGTGTTCCAACATAATCGTTCTGATCCACAGACTTCAAGTCAACCAGCTCCAAGAGGTACATCAGATCCATCCGTGCACCATCCTGAATGTGAGCCATCGCCATCGAAAGACGATTATCGACGCCAGCCACGCCAGTAGCGCGTCCAGCGAGTCGATTGCTCGACATTGCCGCATTGACTTTGCCCTTGAGCGCTTTGTTGTTCGCTGCTCGGGCGGCCTTCTTCTGGCCCTTCTGCTTGCTCCCCGCCAACGGGCCGGGGACAAGACGTTCCGCAATTTGGGCAGACATATTTTTCAATGAATCCCATAAAAGATGTAAAACAATTCGTTCTTGTTTTAAAAAGGAAAGGCTAATCACGCATGCAACCAAACAGCTTGCTAGGCCGCCAAGAACTACTAAAAAGAACGCGTCTATCGCAGCAGCAACTGCGAAAAGTGTTTTTGTGGGTGACACCGAAATGTCGCCTGGTTTTAAAGCCAGAACTTTCAACCCTTTGTTTTCACAAACAATGAAAGAAAAGAACACAAACAATCCCTCAACACGACGAGGCATAACAATACCAAAGCTTATCAAGTTGCTCTGTGGTGAGCCTGCATGGGGCAACAAGCGGAAACTCCTTCGTCAAACGAAACGGAGTACCACTAATGTCGATTTCAGACAAGAAATCCAAGATTTTGTCCAAAACTTCAACAGCCTCGTCGTTAGTATAAAACTGCGAACGAAGACCGCAAACCCGCTCATAGCATGCTCCTACACCACTACGTCCATTGTGCCGCTTACGATTCTGCTTCCAGCAGGCAGCAGACAATGCCTTCTCAAGCGAGGGTACAAGTACCCACACAGGACCATACATCGACTGCTTCAACGCCTTCCCGCATTGCAGGAAAGTGAAACCTTTCTGGATCTCGGGCGCGAATCCGAGAGTTTTGTAAACATCTGCTAGTTCATCAAACTGAACAGTGTCACTGGAAACATCATCACCCAGCAGGAGACACACAGTAAAGTGCACCCCCCGTCGAAGGCAAATAATGCGCAGAATAATATGGCAGATAGTATTGATCAACAAGGTGAAATAAGCCCCAGAGGGCATCCCACACTTCTTGCGATACAAGTGACCATCATGAACATAATAGGTGTAGATCAGGATATCAAAAATATTCCTGAAACGTACATAGTTCTCAGCTGTCTGATACTTCGGATGCAGACATTTGAAAAGGACTAAACCTGCTAAGAAAATACACCACGCCGGCAACGACCCGTCCCAGCCACCAACATCGAGAGACTCAGTAAGCTCTTTCTGAAGAATGGCATGATAGGTACGATGCTGAGGAGGAGCGCCCATAACGGGATAGATTGGGAAAGCAAGGGTCCTAAACAAGCGCAAATTCTCCGTGAACCAATTTGCAAGCATGTCATGAACATTCTTAAAAAGAATGAGACACCAAACATAATGGTCCAGGGCCATGCACTGAAAAGAACGCACCTTGCCACGAGCAACCTTCACCGCTGGAAGCAACTCAACCTTTGGCGACGTAGTGGCATATGTGAACGCAAAGCAACCGTCATCATAAGACTCAAAACACTCACCAATAGCGGTGTCCTCAATCTCATACCTTGCATAGGCCTCAAGGAACTCACTGACAACGAGTCCTTTATTGACACCATGCATCTGGAATTTTCTGCCCGTCGCAGCGTCCGGAGATAAATCCGCAACGATGTCCACCTTCTCAAAAATAGGTGAACAAGTTCCCAAAACTTCCGAAAAGTAGTCCATGACATCTCCTTCAACAGAGTCAAAGTCATCGTAAGGATACAGGGTATCAGCACGCTGATACTTAGCTGCATCCTTGTCATAGAACTCCTTCTCGAATTGCATAGGCAAATACAAATCTGGATCATACCCCAAACTCTTTACAAAGTCGTAGGGCACATCAGCAGACAAACTTGCCTCATGCAAGGGGTCC